CGTACTGAGCTTCGATGTTTTCCAGCTCCATACGGATAACCTTACCGCAGCAAACCCACACTTCACCATAATATTCCTGCGTAGGACTATCGTACGTGGGGTCAAGGCCAAGCTTGCACACATCATCGTACGTAATAGGGCCATGATACTCCAACACGGTGTACCTGTCCTTGTACATGTAACGGCTAGACCAGACGCCGCTCTTAACAGAAGAGAAGTACTCCGTGTTATACACGTCTGCCGTAATGCCATCTTCCTTGCTCAGGATGGACGTGATTGCTTCGCTGTCAAAGCCCGGGTGCTTGCGCTTAAGCGACAAGTCCAAGGCTGTGAGAGGGTGATACTCAATAGCATCAGGAGATTCAGCAAAGGTTTCCACGTTCATGTCAGGATAGAAGCGCCACGGACGTACGCACGTAATGGCCGGCTGGTAATCCGTAGTTGCCTTCGGAACCCAACTATCGCCCACCTTAACGAAGCGTGTCTTGAGCTTGCCGGTGTTAACCGGGCCCTTCATGATGCCAGTGCCTAGGGTGATGCGGTCTTCCATAGCACGGCGAGACTCAAGCTGGTAGTTACAGGCGTCCAGCTGTGCCTCAATCTCCTTGCTCATCCCAGCGCAGCGCTCGGCTATCTCAGGATCGGTGTTATTGGCAGGAGGGAAGATATCCCAGTTCTTTTGACCACCAGCAAACTGCATAGACACGCTGTTAGCGATGGCAACGTCCACCTTGGTACGCACAATGTTAGGCGTAGGGCGGCTACGTCCCGGCTTCTCCGTGAAAGGTTTGTCCGAGTAGTAGTTGTCACCGTTAGCTAGCGGTGCGTGGTACAGGGTGAGGCAGGTGTCCCATTCGCCGTCCTTGTTGATGCGATCATTGGCACGCTTGGCAAACAAATCCTCTACCTTGCGAGCAAGGCGGTCTAAGATTTGCTTACGTTCTGCTTCATCGAACGAATCACCGCTGTCTTGGCTGTTATCCGGACCCAAATCCAGATGATTACCGTTAAGCGCCGGGTCGTTACCAAACGCAGGCACTGTGCGTGCAGCGGCATTGGGATTAACTTCACTCATATCTTATACCTCGTGGCCGTATACTTGATGCCGTTAGCTGCACCGCTCTCTTGCTTAGAAGCGAAGTACTGCTGATTATTAATTACATAACGCAGCGCATCAAGCGCGTGGTCATTCTCATCTTCGATGGTGCCGTTGGTTCTGCGGCGATAGAGGATGTATTCCCTACCTAGGTTGGTACATGTCTTGAAGAACTTCAGCCTACCAGTGGCAAGACGTTGCAAGATGTTGGAGATACCAGACTCTCGCTCATTCTTTGCTGGAATCAGCTTAAGTCCCGTCTCTTTCCACAAACGTAGCAGCTTCATGCCGTCAGCTTGTCCGCGTCCTCGCGTTGCTGGGTCAATCGCACCCCTAATCCATTTACCCTTACTAGAGATGGTGAGGGCGTGCACGCCGATGGACTGTTCTCCAACGTAATACTCGTCGTAGATGTAGATGGTGTCCGTGTTCGGGTCCATAGCGGCCCACACGGCAGCCGTATTTGACACGACAAATCCATTACACACAAACGCGTGGTCAGGATGTTCTACAGTTATGCAGTAGATGTCCTGCTCCGGGGCCTTCTCGTAGATAGTTAGGAGTCTATCTGCTCTCTTCTTCCTCTCCGGCCGCGTAGCTACCAGCTTTTTGGGAGCAAGTAGCGGCAAGCAGTCAGGCCTCCGCATAGTTACGCGATACACGTCATTGTGAGTTAGCTGACGTTTGCGTGTGTCCTTAGATATAGAGGCGTAGATACCTAACCGTAGGCATAAGAGTTTAACTCCTTCCGCAAGCTGCTTGGACACAGTGTAGTATCTGACGTTATCTCCCTCCACGCTGCCGTCCGTATGAATTAACCCTACCAGTAGATTCTTGATAATTTCCCTGTTAGCAGTGAGGAATTGCTTAGGTATGAACTTAGTAGACGAATTAGTTCCTAACAGGCCCAGCTCCCGCACAAAGCTCAGTACCGCGTTATCTCCTACAGCCTGTCCCGCTAAGTGATGTATGGTATTGTTAGCATAGCTAGACATCTTCACGCCGACAGCTTCTAGGCAAGACCGCATATCATCTATGAACGCCTCGTGTGTTTGGGCAAACTCTAGTCTACGGTTACTATAAGTAAGGCAACCGTCCCCCAACAAATAGCCCAGTACTCGTGCCATTTCAGGAGAACACACCTCAGCCTCTTCCTCTACGTCCCACCTGCTAGGCAGAACAACCGACTGAAACTCACGTATCCTGCCGTTAATCTCACTAATCTTCTTGAACCTAATCTTATCTTGTGCCTGTGCTCTGTGCGCAAAGGGATGATCATCGGTACAGGTAAGCTTTTGCTCTTCCGAGATACCTACAGTAACCATGTTACTCGCCCGTCCCTTAAATGTATCCACCACTTTAGTAGGCACCAAGTTCTCTGTAGCGAAGTCAAAGGCTAGAACAGTGTCTCCCACCTTTAGCTCTTGGATAGCCTTCTGAGTACCGTCAGGTAGCAATACCATAGAGTCCTTAGCTAGGCAGCGGTTCCAGCCCACGTCCAGCCCGTACATACGAGGCCAGTTGTCGGGGATAGTGAAGGGATCAACGATCACATTCTCCAACGGTATTGGATACACAGCGCCGGCACCCATTGAGGGGATGCCTTTGGATCGTGCGTCCTTCAAGTACTCTGGTGTATCCGCCAGCAGACGTTCCTTAGTCTCAGCATCTAGCCACGGAGCATCATCCCAGCCAGCTTGGATGACAGCCTTCTTGATACCGAAGCCCACCACCTCACTTGCCTTCTCTTCATCAATCTCGTCAAAGTCTTCCTTGTTGAGGGCGATGATGGGGCGTGCCCCTTCCAAGAAGTCAGCCTGCTTACAGAAGTTTACCACCATCCGCGTCAAGCCTTGCAGTGGGGTGAACGTGGCATACATGATGCCCTTAACTGTAGCGGTACGGATATTGCATTCGTTCCAGATTTCAATAGGACACTCTTCGTCAGGCCAGACAAAGTGACGGGACGTACCCATGAATGCTTTGATGTCCTGCTTATAGTTCTTAAAGCCTAGCGTCGACCAACCACCAGATACATGCTTGATGCGTATGATGTCGATGGCTTGCGGCGTGCCTTGCAGGGCCGAAGCCTGGCCCAGCAGGTGTGCGGGAATCATACCCGTACCCCACTCACCCAGCCCGCCGATCAGTTCCTTCTGGATGGTATCACGCACAGTACGTGCGTCAGGGCCTACAGCCCAGCCATCAACAGGATGATCAAATCTACGGCCTTCCCACCATGTCGGATATACACCCGTTAAGTGGCACGTACTCTCGTACGCACCGCCAATGGACTTACCAACACGGTTTGCTGCCATGAACAGACGTTCAGGGTATTCCTTACCTGCCTTGAAGAATGCCTTATGCTTGGGGCACACATCAATTGGGTAGTCACCCTCTGGGTCAAACCACTTATGGATGCCCTTAACCTTCACAGCTTCCTCATATGCCTCAACCAACCGCAAGAGCTGGTTAAGGGAATGAGCGTCCTTCTTTCCACTCGCCTTGACAGGAGCAAGCTCCTGAAGGAAGTCGAAGTTAGGAACGTCCTGAACTACGTTGGCTAAGAACTCTTCTTTAAAATCACTCATTTACAACCTTCTGAAAGCGAGCAGCCAGTTCTGGATTCTTCTTGACATGAGCAACAATCCGATCTTTAATCTGATTGGCGTCCATATCCTTCAGCTCCTCTAGCTTAGCTTCCATCTTATCGGCCCAGCCGAATTGATTCTTCATGGTGAGTGCCCAAGTGGAGAAGTTAAACCCCTTCTTGTGAATACCGATACGAGCCTGCTCATACCAGAAGGACATGCACAAGGTACGCCCCATTTCCACCCACTCAGCAAACGCCACATTACTATCCACCAACTCGTTGAATGCACGAATGGTTAGGCCAAGGTGCTTGGCAATAGTGGGATCAAAGCTGCCCTCTTCGTAGAGAAGGCGGGCTTCTTCAAGCTTCGACTGACTCGTCACTGTAGTGATCCCCCATAGGAATAGCATATGTCTCATAAGCGTCAGGCCCAAGGATGCGGGCTAGAGGGAATGCACCCTCGCTACCATCTTCTCCAAGCTCGACACCAACCAGCAGCAAGTCTTCTTCGCCTGTCTTGACGTTCTTAGCTACCATCACACCAATGCGGTTGGCAAAAGTGTTGCGGTAGTAAGCGTCCAGCAGGAAGGCAGGAGCTGGGTTGGTCTTGTCATTCATGTAGATATAGGAACGCAGGCCCTTCTCTTCCATGAATGGCATGTAGCCCGTGATCATGCGGGTGAGGTCTGCTTGTTCGTTCTCAGTCAGCTTAATTTCGTTATCTTCGTTAGTGATATCTGTCACTGTGTTTCTCCTTAGTTGTGTAGTTCAAAGTGAGGACTGTCCGTCTCACCTTTCTCACGCAGCTTGCCGTCCCTATCCCAATCGCCACCATACCGCAGTTCAACCTTAAGCTCTTTGGCCGCAGCAAACATAGCATTGTATATGGCATCAAACTTCTTTAAGTCATTCCAATCTACGGGGAATGGCACCAAGTCTACAGCGTGGCCGTAGCCGTCCTTCTGCTTGAAGTGGTTGGACGTTAGAGTCCACGTAACCTTCGGGCCCGGCTTGGTACGTCCTTGAGCAAACAACTCCTTCTGCCGTTCTGGAGTACGCACACCTTCCAGCACCATGAAGTCCTGCTTCGTGAGCTGTATGGCACGCTCCACAACCTTCACGAGATTGGGGTGTACGCCCTTAAGCTTTTCCTTACTCTTATTTCCTAATACAAACGTCATGCTATCTCCGCTGATAGATCAATAGTGGCGCTGACAAGTGCGGTGCTGGTGCCGAGCAAGCCTATCTCTATGGTGCCTTGACAAGCCTTCACGCCTAACACCGACTTCTGCACATTATACTCTAGCGTAGAGGATAGTGCTTGCCACGTACCTGCCGTGCCGGCACTTAATGTGCCTGATATATTAGTCCAGCGTGCCTCGTAATTAGCAGCGCTTCCACCGGTCAGCCACGCGAACCGTGTGGTGTAAGTAGCTTGTGCCCTCTCTTGTGCGTCGTTGAAGTTGGTGAGAACAAAGCCAGCAGTAGCTGTTCCTGAACTCTGCACGCTAGCTATGTTCTCGGCCTGTAAATAGAGTATGGGATCGCGGCTCCTAAAGAAAGCTTGCTGAATACCCATTACACAACTCTCCATCTATCACTTCCCACCTTGAGAATAGTTCTCACCATACCGGCAGTTAGGGCAAAGTCAGCATCAGTAGTACCATTAATCAAGGCTACACCACCAGCTCGTACAATTGTCTTAGTACCAGAAGTGCTATCGTGGATGAAGGTGATAGTACTGCCGATAGGGAAGGCCGTAGTGGCATTAGTCGGTATAGTCCAGTTGTAGTTTGTGGTGTTATTGCTGTAGATGTGCTTACCGCGATCTGTAAGAACTACGGTGTAGTTAGTGTTCTGAGCGTTCTGAGGAATGTCACGTACATTGCCAATAGAATCTGACAGCGTACCAAGGGCGGACACATTACCTGACAGATCAACCTGCATTACGTCAGTGGTGCCGTTGTATAAGCGAGCAATACTGCCTGTCGCATACCACACCCAAGGTACAGAGGTCACACGGTCTTGGAAGCTAAACCCTGCCACAGCGCCCGTAGAGAACACGGCGTATTTAACTGTCATGGAACTTTCCCACACAGTTGATTTATCAGCAAATGCTTCGGCTACCAGACCCATAGCACCAGCGTTTCTAGTGTAAAGCCTGCCGCCACCGGCTTCTGATCCGGGAGTTCCATTAGTCAGCCACGCCTTCCACTGAAGAAGGGGCACCTGTGTCGCGCTGTTATTAGCTGATTGTAAATTAAGTTGTCCGCCATTACCTATTGCCGCACCTGTGGTGTCGCTGATATTAATGGCGGGCGCTGCGTACTGCACGTTAAGCAGGCCCGTCATGATATCACCAGCTTTCAGGACACGTAGATTGTCAGCTGTGGCTTGTGCAGTGCTGACAGGCTTGTTAACGTCAGAGGTGTTGTCTACGTTCCCTAAACCAACAGCAGCCTTATCTAGAGTTTGCCAGCTCTTGTCTCCACGCCAGTATTGAGCCGTGGTTCCGGCTGTAATGGCGTTCTCTTTGGCTGATGTAGCTAAAGCGTGCCATGCCTGTAGGTTGGCAGACAAGGTGAATGTCGTAGTACCAGAGCTAGTGATTGGATTAGTGCCGCCAATAGTTAGGCCAGTAGAGCCTGTAGCTCCTACGCTGGTGACGGTGCCCGACCCGCCAGCAGTTGAATTAATAGTAATGGCTCCCGTAACGGGATCAGTAGAGAACGTAACGTTAGTGCCGGGCAGCACGGTACGTGCCCCGCTATCCACTTGGACAGCGAGGTCACGCGTGTTATACCTCTGAACTAGGTCAAGAGCCATTGGTGCTTAGTTAGACCAGTGGTGAACATGCCCTTGCCTGCGCCACCCTCTGCCGCAGCTTCGCAGAGGGCTTGAGCGAGTTGCTGGAATGCAGCGGGCACGATGATCGTGCGGTGTATCCATGTGGCCATCAGTAGATCCTCGCTTTTTGGTTAAGGTAGCTCTCCACCGTGGCGATCGTGGCGTCAGGGGTAGCGGCGCCACGGATCAGCAGGGAGTAGAGCCGGCCGTTGAAGGGGAGTGATGTGCCGCCCCGGCGGCCGATGTAAAGGGGGTAGTTGCCAAAAACCCCCGTCCCTTGCGATGCGGAGTTAGACGCCGCCTGTGTACCGTTTACACGCAATGTTGCCGTGGCGGCAGCAATGTCGCTCACACCGGATAACACAGCAGTTTGCGGCGATGGAAACACACTGGCTGTCTCTGCGAAGACATCTGCTGAGCCCCCTGTGCCAAATGCGTATCGTGCGTTGGCGCCGGGAGGTGCAAACAATCCGCAAGAGCCAGCTGTGGATGAAAGGCTTGTGCTTAGCTCTGCCACCAATCCTGTGGCAGCGTCGCTTAATTTTCGAATCGCGGCAAACACCGACATCTTGTCCGTCGCAGTGAAATCCACACTCGCTGTCTGCAGGAAGTCATCCACACCATCGAATTTCAGGTAGAGCGGGAAGCCGGCTGTGTCGTAGGTGTTGGCATCGACAACGCGCTGGTAAGGGGGCAAACCAACGCCATCAGGCTCTGGGCGCAAATCAAACGCGGTGACCCGGAAGGTCCGCGGCGAGTTGCCGGGATACTTGACGACCCCGTTGTAGTCGTTAGCCGACGCACCGGAGTTAGCCACCGCGGACACCCGATAGTAGCCACCTCCGAGGCTTGTAACGGTATAGGTAAGCGGTGTCCCAGGTGAGGTAGTTCGAATTCTTAAAACAAAATCATTTGTAGATGCAGCTTCTGTGGCACTGCTAAAAACGGGTGGCAGGCCGTCGTCCATTTTTACAACGACGGAGATGCGCATCACAGTGGACGCAAGTGAACCGAGTTTGTAGATATAACTTAACGTCGTCCCATCGTAGCCAAATGCGATGGAGTTTGTGTAACCGGCCAATGCTGCAGCGCTAAGGAGTCCGGTTCTAATCACTGAATCCGGTACCCCGTTCGGAAACTCAGTCGCTGTCAGCTGGTTGTACCGCGCGCTCAGCGTCGGGCGGCTGGTCGTG